ACATGCTCCGCTTTGCCGGCAGCTACCAGCGCGACGACACCGGCGAAACCGTACCGGTGGAAATCGTAGTCCGTGGCCGCCACCGCGAAATCAACATGGGCGATGCCGAAGCCGGCAGCGACAACACGCAGAGCATCACCACCACGCTCAGCTACTACAAGCTCACCATCGCCGGTGAAGACATTGTAGAAATCGACGTGACCAACATGGTCGAGCGCGTACGTGGCACCGATCGCCTGGAAGAGCACCGCCAGAACATCGGCCTATAAGGAGCCCTAGCTCATGAGCAAGAACGAAGCCAACAACGTTACTGTTGCCCTGGACACGCCTATCCAGCGTGACGGTGAGAAAATCGAAACCATCACCCTGCGCAAGCCGATGGCCGGAGAGCTGCGAGGGCTGAGCCTGGCAGACGTGCTGAACCTGGACGTGGACAGCATTACCAAGCTGGTGCCCCGCATCAGTAACCCCATCCTTACTGAACACGAGGTTCGCAACATGGACCCCGCAGACCTGGTCGAAGCGGGCAAGGAGATTGCCGGTTTTTTGCTGCAGAAGCGGCACAAGGGGTAATCCCTCGCCGCGTTGACGACGCCATGGCAGACGTGGCCGCCATCTTTCACTGGCGGCCCGCTGACATGGCCGATATGACCATAGCCGAACTGATGGAGTGGCGGGAGCACGCCCGCAAGCGCAGCCAGCCGGAGGAATGATGTCTAAGAGCCTGGACCTTCAGGTCATCCTGGCAGCCCGCGACAAGGTCACCGGGCCGCTTAAGAAAATCAATGCATCATCCACCGGAACCGCCAAGGCCCTGAAAAAAAGCCAGCAGGAAATCAAGCAGCTGAAGGGTGCCCAGCGGGACGTTTCCTCGTTCCGTAAAATGGACCGCGCCATCAAGGACAACGGCACCGCGCTGTCTGCCTCTCAGGAGAAGGTGCGGCAGCTGGGCCAGGAGCTCAAAAGCACCAGCAAGCCCACCGCGAAACTCCGCTCCGAATACAACAAGGCCCGCAAGGAAGTTGATCAGTTCACCCGCAAGGGCCAGGAGCAAAGGAAAGAGCTGGGCGCCGTACGAAAGCGCCTGAAGGATGCCGGCATCAGTACGCGCAACCTGGCCAACGAAGAGCGCCGGCTGGCCGAGCGCATGAAGACCGCCAACGACCGCATTCAGCGGCAGAAACGACACCTGGAACAACTGGGCAAGGCCGACGTATCCGGCAAGTTCCGCAACATGACCGGCGAAGTCGGCAAGTTCGGGCGGCGTACAGCCATGCTGGGTGGTGCGGCCGCCGGTGGGATCTTCGCGGTGGCCAACTCAACGGCGACCTTGGGCGACAGCGTTGCAAAGACCGCCGACAAGATCGGTGTGGCCCTGGGGCCCTACCAGGAATTGCGCTACGCAGCAGAACGATCAGGCATATCCACGCAGAAGCTGGACAGCAACATGGTGGCCTTTACCAAGCGGCTGGGCGAAGCCAAGCAAGGTACTGGCGCGGCGCGCAAAGCATACGACCAGCTGGGCCTGTCATCGTCGCGGCTGGCCGAAATGACACCGGAAGACGCGCTGAACGTGGTGGCCGATCGGCTGGCCCAGGTGGACAGCCAAACCGAACGGGTGGCGCTGGCAGCTCAGATGTTCAGCCGCGAAGGCGTTGGCATGGTCAACATGCTTAAAGACGGCAGCGGCGGCCTCAAGGAGCTGCGAAGGCAGGCGCAGGAAACCGGCTATGTGCTGAGCGATAAAGCCGCGCGGGATGCCGAGGTGTTCAAGGACTCGCTTCTGGACGCACAGCTAGGCTTGGCCGGCATGAAGAACACCATCGGTGCCGAGCTTATGCCCGCGATCAGCGACATGATGGGAGACCTGTCTGGCTGGATGAAAGAGAACCGGGACCACGTGAAAGCCTTCGCGAAGGATTTCGGCCAGCGGCTCAAGGATGCCGTTCCGGTGCTTCGGGATATAGCGACGGGCGCTGCTTCTATGGCAGGCACTCTGGCGTCCATAACTGGTGCTCTGGCTAAGGTGGTTGGTGGCTTCGATAACTTGGGCATGATCATCGCTTTCCTTTTCGCGATGAAGCCGGTCATGGCCATTCTGGCTTTCGGCAAGGCTATCTTTGCAGCCACAACCGCCGTTATAGGGCTGGCCGGTGGACTGCCCGCCGTGGCGGCTGGCGTTAAAGCAATCGGCGCCGCCCTGACCGCCAACCCGATTGGCATCATCATTGCCGCCATCGGGGCGGCGGCCTACCTGATCTATAAGAACTGGGATGGCATAGCCAGCTGGTTCAAAGGGATCTGGGGTGAAGTGACTTCCGCCTTCGACGATGGCCTGGGCGGCATTGCCAAGCTCCTGGTGAACTGGTCTCCGATAGGCCTGCTCTACAAAGGCTTCTCCGCCCTTATGAGCTGGCTGGGCGTAGACATGCCAGCCAACCTTACCGGCGCCGGCGGCAAGATGATCGCCGGCCTGGTGGCGGGAATCCGCAACGCCGCAGGCGCTGTGGCTGGCGTCCTGTCCGGACTCTGGGGAAACATTAAAGGCGCGTTTAGCGACGGCATAGCCGGTGTCGGCAAGCTGATCCTCAACTGGTCGCCGCTGGGGCTTTTCTACAAAGCTTTCAAAGGCGTACTGGGCTGGTTCGGTGTAGACCTGCCCGAGAGCTTCACCGGCTTCGGAAAGCAGATTCTGGACGGACTGGTGGGCGGCATCATGGGCGGCCTGAACAAGGTAAAAGAAACCATCACCGGCGCCGGCCAGAAAGCCATCGGCTGGTTCAAGGGCGTGCTGGGCATCAAGTCACCATCACGTGTGTTCATGGGTGCCGGGCGGGATACCCTGGAGGGCTACCGCCAGGGCCTGCAAAAACAGGAACCCAAGGCCCTGAAGCAAGTGGACAGTTTCGGCAAGCGCGTGCGCCAGGCGGGTGCGGGCATTGCCATTGGGGCAAGCGCCCTGCCGGCCGCGGCCGGTGGTGTTCAGTTCGACAACCGCCCACCGGTAACCGGAGCGGCCGCCACGCAGCAGCAGCCAGCGGGCGACAGCATCACCATCAACGTTAATGCCGCCCAGGGCCAGAGCGCTCAGGAGATCGCCGCAGAGGTTCAACGCATCCTGGCAGAGCGTGACAGAGCCAAAGCCACCCGCGCCCGCAGCGCCCTGTATGACCGGGACTAACTGAGAGAGCTAAGCCATGATGATGACCCTGGGCATGTTCGTGTTCGAGGTAAAATCCCTGCCTTACCAGCAGCTGCAGCGCGCCAGCCAGTGGCGACACGCCAGGCAGTCCCGCGTAGGCCAGCGGCCGGGTTACCAGTACCTGGGGCCGGGGGAAGACACCATCAGCCTGTCGGGCACACTGTACCCGGAGCTTACCGGCGGCCGCGTTACGCTGGACGACGTCCGCATTATGGCGGATGAAGGCAAAGCATGGCCGCTGATTGAAGGCTCTGGCCGGGTGTACGGCTTCTGGGCCATCACCGGTGTGAGCGAAACCAGCTCCGTGTTCTTTGCCGACGGCGTACCCCGCAAGATTGACTTCAGCATAGACCTGGTACGGGTAGACGAAGACAACTTCCAGGCCTTCCGGGATCAAGCCGGTACCAGCCGCGATGCCGGCATCGGCCTTGGCCTGTACGCACCGCGCCGCAGCGGCGGCGGGATGATCGCCTGATGCAGCACCGAGCCCCCTCTTACCGCCTGGTGGTGAACGGCACCAACATAACCCCCACCGTGAACGGCCGCCTGATCGACATGACGCTGGATGAAACGCCAGGAGACGAGGCGGACACCCTGACGATAGCCATCAGCGACCACGACCACCTGGTGGATATCCCGCCGAAGGGCGCGGAAATAGAAATGGCCATGGGCTGGAAGGGCCAGACGCTGACCGAAAAAGGACTGTTCATCGTGGACGAGGCCAGCTTCACAGGCCCGCCAAACCAGATAAGCATTACCGCCCGCAGCGCCGATATGCGCAACGATCTGCCAACCCGTAAAACCCGTTCGTGGCACGATCTTTCTCTGGGGGATATCGTCAGCGAGATCGCTGCCAGCAGCAGCCTGGAGCCAGTAATTTCACAGCGCCTGAGCGCCATCAGCATCGAGCACCTGGACCAGACCGACGAATCCGACCTCAACCTGTTAAGCCGCCTGGCAGAGAGGCACGACGCCATCAGTGCCGTAAAGGCCGGCCGGCTTCTGTTCAGCCCCAGGGGAGAGGCCCGCACAGCCAGTGGCAATGCCCTGCCCAATATATCGGTAACCCCACAATCAGGTGATCAGTACAGCTACCGGGAGATAGACCGCAACAATTACACCGGCGTGGTGGCCCTTTGGGACAACCTGGAAGAAAGCAGCCAGGTGCAGGCCATGGCCGGCACAGACGAGCGCGTAAAGCGCCTGCGCAGCACCTACCCCAACGAAGACGAAGCCCTGGCCGCCGCCAACGCGGAACTGCAGCGACTGGCGCGGGGTGAAGCCGAATTCAGCATAACCCTGGCCGTGGGCCGGCCCGACGTGGGCCCGGAGTGGCGCATGAGCGTGAACGGCCTGAAACCCCAGATCGATGGCCGGCAATGGGTGATCACCCGCGCCAGCCACAGCCTC